TGTTTTTAAGTTGTTTAACTAATGTATATATAAATATCTAAAAAATTATATAAAATCGTTTTGTGGGTTTGTTTGACCACTTAATTGTGGGTTTTCCGTAAAAGAAATTTTTCCAACTGAATACACTTTTCTATTGTTTGGATTCATTCCCGCAAACTCAGGCACAATGTACGCTTTTGATACCAAAGTAATGCTCGCTCTTACTATTCTATCATCCCCCGCATCAGTTATTGTTTCAAAGTTGTACCCATCTCCTTTTATTTGAAATTTGAATCTATCACCAAATGACCTACCTTGAAAGAAAATGATTTGTTCAACTACTTTGTTTAGTTGTTCCATATAATCACACCATATGTTCATTTCATATTGAACATCTAAGTAATCAGGTCTTTCAACAGCAATATATTCTTTTACAGGAGTTTGTCCAGTCAATATAGAAAATTGGTCATATCTATTTGCTTTTGTGTATTTCCGTTCAAATGGTTGATGTACATCTTCAGAATTTAAAACCTTTAACTTTGCAGCCTGTTGATTGGTTGATAAGGAGGTTCTTTTAAATACAATTACAGGTGTTTGTATTTTCCCGTTTGCATCTCGCATAAACCCATCTCTTTGAGCCGATACCCATTTTTCGGGATTTGCATAAATTACTGGAATAGGTATGATTTGCCCATCATCCACTACAAATGGTTTTACATCTTTTACTAAAAAATCTCTGAAAGCCAAGTCAATATCATAGATACCAATGGATATATTTTGTGTATTATCCGTATCCCGCCTAACCTGCTTTGCCTTATTTAACTTAGGATTTTCCGATGTAGATGACATCGTCTGCTTTAAATCAGGCTTTTCAGAGTTTATATCTCTATATGTGTTACCCATCTTATAATCCTATTGGTAAATAACTATCATTTGTTGTAGAGTTTCCATACCTTACATCAATCAACTTAATGGATGTTTGGCGGGTAACATGCGTAAGGCATGATATAGAAATTGATGTTCCGTGTCCATCACCGCCATCCCAAGTTTCAGGATTCTTACCTACAAACAATCGGTTTTCATTTACATTATCAACCATATAATATTCATTGTCCCATTGTATGATATCACCAACATCTGGTTTAACATCTTTATCATCTTTTAAAGTATCCCTTAAAAAGTTGAATGTGGCTGTATGTGCGTATGATTGACCAAAATCATCTGAAACTGCTTCAGTGTCCTGTCTATCAATTAAGCAGGGGATTTTAACAGGATTATAAAAAACTTTATCTTTTGATTCCCCATAAAGATTTACCAACGATTCATCCAATACAGGCTTATAATAATACACTTCCGTATCAATTATTTCATTGATGAGTTCTTTGTTTAACCTTCTGATTAAACTAATATCTCTTGCCGAACCAAATAATGCCATCGGATTATCCTATATAAATTGGCATTGGGACACGATTAAGTGTTGATTCTAAAAATTCAGTTTCATCCTTTTTGGCTTCTAAAAGCGACCTTCTGCTTGTTGCTTCTAACATTTCTTTGATTTGTGTTATCAACTGCTCTTTTTCAGTTGCGGCTTGGGTTTTTAAATCAGAACCATCCAATGTAACTTCTGCTCCAGGGATTGGAATTGAACCAAACTTAGAACGAACTGTCCCCAATACCTCTTTTACCAATACCAATGTATATTTAAATATCCACTGTCTACCATGCGCATTTATATCACAATAATCTAATCTACCAAATGGAGCATTTGAAAAATCAGATACAACATTTTCTTTAGCCACTGGATTATTTCTCTCTGAATCCAATGTATATTCAAAGTGAATTTTTAATCCATCGTATAAATCCGTTGGAAATGGAAATATACGAATCCTTTTACCATACAACTTAAACCCATATTGAGATTTTCTAATCAAGTCGTTAAATTCAATCGCTTGTAAACGAAGAAGGTCATCATACATAGGTTGCATCATAAACGATACGCCCGGTGAGTAATTACCCCAACCAAAGGTTTCCATCATTTGTTGCGAACCTAAACCTGTTCCAATGAACGGGTCAAAGTAACGAACAATCGCAGGTGGGTTCTCGTGGTGCATTTTACGAATAGTTATAGAATCGGTTGATAAATTACCTGCTTCTAAACTTGCCACCGAGCTATCACCCAAATCATAAATTTGTACTCCACTTACCATTGTGAATGAGCCCGTATAGTGAGTTAATCTACCACCACTCCCCGCTTCAGTTCCATAATCAGATGCGATATTTACTACCCCACCAAAGTTATTGTTCAACAATTTTTTGGTAAAGTTGCTGGTTAGCGATGAACCCTGAATACTTAATAAGTTTTCTTTGGTTCGGTATTGGTTTAATTGGGATGAAAATTCATCTACTGCTTCTTCAAAGCATGCGTAAAAATCTATATCTTGCAGTTCTATATCCACAATAGGATAACCAAGCCTTAGAGAACACCACTTTGTTACTGAGTCTGCATCAACTTGGAAATCATAATCATTATCAAACCATCCAAAGGGTGTTTTACCCGGAAAGAATGATGATGAGCCAGGATATATTGGAATATTAACTGCCATTTTTGTTATTCTCCGTCAGTAGTTTCTTCACTACTTTCTTCAGTAATTGGTTCTTCTGTTGATTCTTCAATTACCTCTTCAACGATTGGTTCTTCCACCACAGGCTTTACATAGTGTTCAAATGTTGCTGCAGCGTTTACATCGTTTGCGGTTTTAAGGTTATTAATAACATAGGTTTCTAACGCATCTATAAGTTGTGAATAACCATCGGTAATTTCGGAGTTATATACCAATGAGTTTTTATCAATTGAATGATATGCTACCGTCCCACCTCCGCTGATATGAACATCCATCTGTAATTGTCCTGCGTATTGTAAATGCGGAACAAGTGTTAGTAGTGGTGATTCGTGAATCAGGCCTGTTGTTGGGTTTTTGAAATACCCTGTTACTTTTATTGCCATAATACTTTTCTCCGTTTTATATAAATAGTTTTATTTTTGATTATGTGGTTTTAATATAATGCGTTCCAAGAAGAACCATTCCAAAAATAAGGTTTTAAATTTGCACCACTACCACTCGTTGCGAATGATGCGGATGGAACATTACTTGTTGGTAGGGGATGGAGTGGTGATAGGGTAAATAATGCGTTTGCTCCTGTAATGTGTAACTGAGATTGTGGGGTAGTAGTTCCTATACCTATTCTACCACTACCACTTACATAAAGGTGATTAGTATTAAATGCTGATGTCCCATCATTTAATATAGTTAATAATGATGTTGCTGATGAATTTTCTACTCTAAATGCTGTTGTCGCAGAGGTTGCGCCACTGCCTTTAATTTCTAATTTTGCTGATGGAGATGTTTCACCAATACCTACAAACCCAGTAGAACCTACTATTCTTATTATTTCAGATGGGGTTGCAATACCATTTGTAGATGCAAAAAATCTTAAGTCATTTGTACCAAATCCAAAAAGATTGGGGTAAGCGATTGAATCCATATAAGCAGAGCCTCTAAATCCAAAACTTGCGCTTTGTAAAAATCCTAACGCATCATTGTGATATGTTATGAATGATGCATATGTACCTACAAAATTACCACCTATACTATACCCACTATTAATGTTTATATCCCCCCCTGCTACAGTAAGTATGGATAGTGGTGATGTAGTACCTATACCAACCCTACCACTTGAACTTACATATAAAAATGTAGATGAACCACTTTGTACTTTAAAAGTATCAGTTCCTATATCTACAGATGCGGTTATACTCCCCGTGGCTATTTGATTAGTAACTGCAATTCCCGTATCACCTTTATCACCTTTATCACCTTTATCACCCGTATCACCTTTAGGGCCTTTGGATACTACAGTAACAACTGTTGTTTCTTTTTGTGTTACATTAACAGATGTATCTCGGTTCTTATCAGAGATTACAACCGTGTTTTCGTTTTTGGTTAATTCTACTGAATTTTGATTTGATACAACTTTTACATTCAATCTATCACTACTCACCTAGTTACCTCTTTTGAAAGTTTTACTATACCTTCCAATAATCTTGTAACCACACCCATAGAGGATTCTAATTCTATATCGTAAACCCCCTCCGTAAAACTTAATCCAGATGATGTTGCTGCGGAAATAAATAAACCAACACTACCTGATGTTCTTGGTAATGTTAATGATGCAGAGGTTGGTGTTAAGTTTAAACCCGTGCCATCGGATGCGGTAACACTTGTTATTGATAGATGTGTTGTAGATGAATCTATCGTTGGTCTTATTTGCATCCTTGCGGTATATCCACTTAAATCAACAGGATTTCCATTAGAATCTTTATATTCCAACAATAAATCAGTAGTTGCTCCCTGCTCTATGGTTAATAAGTATCTTCCTGCTGCCATTTTTTTACTCCTCTATTATTAATATAAATATCTAATATTCGTATAATAGTTTAAATATTTCATCCAACGCTGGGTGTCTATGATTATCTTTTAAAGTTACAGTGTAAACATACCCACTTGGTTTTAATTTTGCTACCTCGTGAATAGCAGAATCGTTTGCGGATTTTAAATCTATCTGTTGTGGGTCTCCACATAATATCATCTTTGAATTCTTACCCAATCTCCCTAACACCATCGCAAGTTGGGATTTTGTAAGATTCTGAAACTCATCAACAATACAAACACAATCATCAAAGGTTCTACCTCTAAAGTGTGTAAGCGATACCAACTCTACTTTTTCATCCTGTTCCATCTTATCCAATACAGAAGATTTATCATACACCTTTCGCATATTAGAACGAATAGGGACTAACCACGGCTCTAATTTTTCTTCTAAAGAGCCAGGTAAAAATCCGTTATCCTCATTGGATACTGTTGGTCTTGTAACAACAATTTTGTTATAATCCCTTTTAAAAAAAGAATCTAATGCGATTTGGCAGGCAAGGAGTGTTTTACCACTACCTGCTTTTCCCATTATAAAATTAAATGGGTGTTGAAGAATGTTTTGTTTTGCCTGCTTTTGTTCATCAGAAAGTGTAATTGAGAACTTTATATCTCCCTTTGGGACTCGTTTTTCTATGTTTTCAGTCATAATTGTAACCCATTTAAGTTTACTATAAATATCCTCATAAAAAACAAAAGGGGAAGGTTTTCACCCTCCCCCTTTGAATTTATAATCTTTCAATCAGATTATTGACCGGAGATAGTCTCCAATCCGTTCACATACACTTTACCATAGAACTCACCTCTCACCATTTCTTTGGCGTAGCGGGTCATAACACCCTTACGAGGAGTAAAGTTCTTATAGTCATACACAAGTGGAGTCATAATTAATGGAATGTATGGAGCGTAAACAGCACCAGTTTCCAAGAATTGTGTTCCTTTGTAACCCATCAACACAAGATTCTCTTGCATATATGGATTCTTATACACTTTGTAACGCTGAGCGAAAGAACCTACACGGGTTAAACCGAATGCGAATTCTCTCTCAGCACCAGTTCCATCAGCTATATAGCCAGGAATTGATTCTAACACGGTTGCAACATCAGGAGAACACACAATAAAGTTTGCACCACCACGCATTGTCTTAGCGTGAATTTGGTTAGAAACTCTTTGTAATACAGTTCCGAATGTAGCGAACCAAGTTCCCTGAATGTAAGCTTGTCCGTTCAAGTTAGTATCTTGTACGAATGCACTACCATTCCAAACTTGTCCGATTTTTGCAGACCAGTAACCTGTAGTCAATGCGTTTTGAATTAACATATCCAAGATTTCAAAATCAATCTCTTGTGATACATACTCAGATAACATTGAAGTTAATTCTGCTTCTGCATCAATAGAGTGATATGCGTTCAAGTCCTGCGCAAATTCAGGTGTCCATTGTGCTTTCAACTTACGAGTCTTAGCAACAATCGGAACTGAACGCATCTCAATGTTCAATTCTGGCACATTCAAATCGGTTTCAGGATTTACTTCCATTGCAGATTTAGTTGTTTCAAAATCACCACGAGTATCAGATGTTGGTTGTTTTTGGTATTTTACAATAAGGTTTTGTTGAGCACCGGCTGCGGTCAACGAACCACTTACAATAAACGAAATGGTTGTATCGTTTACAATTTTTGTAAATTGTGGGAAGAACGCAGATACACCAGTACCTTCAATTGTAAAGGCACGAACACCTTCCAAATCAGGTCTTGTCAAACCAGCAACTGCAAGTGTTACTTTGTTAAACGCAGATGAAGCACTGTAATTAGTAGTAAATGCTGAATCCCAGTTAAACTCATCATCATCAGATGCACGAGCAGGAATTACTGATGTGATAGAACCCGTTGTGGTTGCTGGTGCGAATGAACCAGAAACTCTAATAGTTGCTGAATCATCATTGATGGTGTAACCGAAACGGCCAGCACCATATAGACCACCTGAAGACTGGTTAGCAGTTTCGGTGATACCAAATACTGAGTCGGCTTGTGAATCTTTACCTGAACCAGTTGTGAAACCTGGCTGACCTGTTCCATACTTAAAATCTAAGTAGAAAATAAGACCGGAAGGAAGGTTCATCGGTTGTACTGAAACGAACTCTTTCGCAGCGATTTCAGAGAAAATACGACGAACAAGCGGAAGAGCTACACCATTCCACTCTTCACCATTTGCACCAAACATATTGGTTGCAGTTGCTTCAGTTACTAATTGTTTTGCTTGGTTTTCCAAAAGTTGTGCCATATTGGAAATTTCAGTCTCATTAGAAATTCCTTCTAAAAGACCTGTTTTTTTCCACTTAGCAACTAAACCTTTGGCTTCTTTACGAAGCACTCTTTCAAATCCAGCGCTTTCGTTTAAAATGCTTTTTATATTCATTTTTATCCTTTATTTTGGTTATACGATTATTTTTTGATATTAGCGAGCTTTTGGAATCTCATTGCCAATGAAGAACCTTCGGTAATGATACCAGCAGGCTTTGTTCCTTTAGTTGGTCTTGATGCAAATGATTCTTTTACAACTCTTTTTTGTGTTTTTCTTGCAACATTAAGATTCTCACCCAATGTAGCGAAAACTAATTTTACTTCTCTCAAAGATGAAGCACGGTCAAAGTTTTCAACAACTTTAACTTTTTGCTTTTCATTCAAATCAAAGTTTCTGAAAAGTTTGTTAGTGTATAAAAGTTTTGCATTTAAAAGGTTTACCTCATTGATGGTATTCTTCAATGATTTGATAACTTTATATGCTTCTTCTAAATCACTCTTCATTTCCTCAGCTTCTTCTTCGGTCATACCAGCAGTATCTTCTTCATCTTCAGCAGGTACATCACCATTCATTTCTCTAAGGGCTCTGATAACCTCATCTAAATTAACTTCTTCATCACCCTCTTCTTCTTCTGCAACAAAATCACCTTCTTCAGGATATTCAGTGCCACCAGTTAAATCATCTACTTTGTTATCGCCAGTTCCAATTGCAGAAGATTCCAATTCGGTTAATCTTTTACTGATTCTTTCACGAATTCTTTTTAATTCGGTAATTTCAGGATTTTCCATTTCTTCCTCTTCTTCAGTTGTCATGGTTTCATCTTCTTCACCACCCATTTCAGCTTCCAATTCTTTGATAATTGATTCTAAATCCAAATCCGACATATCCTCTTCTTCACCACCCATTTCCTCATCATCTTCTTCTTCGGCTTCTTCACCACCCATAGTACCCATCATCATTTCATCTTCTTCAGTTGTCATGGTTTCATCTTCTTCACTACCCATTTCATCTTCTTCAGTTGTCATGGTTTCATCTTCTTCACCTTCGTAGCCTTCACCATATCCTTCTTCAGTATCCATCATCTCATCTTCTTCGGTTGCAAGAGTTTCATCATCTTCTAACTCTTCGGCCAATTTGTGAGACAACATAGACTGTAGTCTTGGTGTGAATGCTTCCTCAAGGGCGATTTTTGCATTTGCTAATGCGGTTTCCTTAACGGCTTTAGCATCGGCGATTGCTTCTTTAAGCAAATCTTTTTTGCCTGTTTTCATTTAATCTCCTAAATTTTTTGGAAAAATAAGATTATTAAAAATCTTAATAAGTGTTATAATAGTGTTAGTCCCACAATATAGTATTGGGACATTAATTTAACAATAAATATACTAACTTTTTTGAAAACATTAAAAAATTGTTATTTTTCTAAACTTCTTAAATATTGTTTTCTTTTTGCTAATTCTAATTGTTTTCTTTTTGAAATAGATTTAGGAACAAATTCAGTTCTTTCCCTTAATTCATCCATTATTCCACTATCTTTAACCATTTTTTTAAAAAGCCTCATTGCAGCATCTACATTGTTTTCTACTACTTTTACTGCAATTCCCCCACCGGGTTTATACATTAATTCTCTTCTGACTTTTTTCTTTTTTGGTCTTTCTTCGTTTTCACTCATCGTAACTTTGTTTAAATTGTTTATTGTATAACTTCTAAGTTTTGAATGGATTCTTCTATTAATCCACCTTTTGTTCTTACTATTGCTGTTTTATTATTTATTTCCATCACAACCCCACCCATATTTTTACCTTTTACGAAAACAGGAGAACCAACTTCAACAGTTGGACCGGAGATGGTTACACTTTCAGATATATCATCCAATACAACTTTAAATGCACGGATTGCTTTAGAAATACCATGTTGTTGTTTTCTTGGTAACTTACCAATATCTTTTAGGTTATCTTTTATAAAATCTGAAAACTTTAAAGATATGTTTTGTATAATGTCAATTGCGGGCATAATGTTTTACCTTTTTATTTTTTGTGTGATTGATATCCCTTACCCTTCATCCACCAAGCTAATGCCCAAGGATTATCAATACCTGGTTCATCTTTCATTGCTTTTACGGTTCCTTCCCATCCTTCAGGTGCAACTTCGTTTGTTAGTTTCTTATTTTCCATAAATGGTTTAAATGCAGATGTAACTTTATCTATACTCATCCCATCAAATTTATTCTGCATCTTAACATCACCTGAATTGTATATTTTTAATAACTTTTCTGCGGTTTTCTTATCAACTTTGGTAGAACCAATACGAGAGGTTGAACCACTAGCTACCTGCTTTAATAAATCAGATAATCTAGCAGTTGCTTCATTTATGGACTTTTTTTTTAAAAGAGTTGATAACTTCATTGATTCGTTAGCAAATTCTTCTGCATTCTTTTTATCGGCAGGGTCTACATCGGTTACTTTGTAAGTTTTTCCATCAACAGTAAAACTATCCTTACCTGCTGCTATCGCCCGTGCTCTTTCTGCTCCAAATTCGTTACCCTCACTAACCTCTTCTTCTGGTGTATGGTAAGATTCCATTTTACTTTTAATTTTGGATGTAAGTGTACCTAATTGAGTTTTATCAACATTAAGAGCATCTACCACTTTTGCTAATAACTGAATTTTTTGGTTAAAATTAAGTTTACCAGATTCAATTTTTTGAATTGCTAGCGCAAGTCTCTGCTCAATTGCTGCGGGTATTGTTGCTTTAGGTAATTCTGCTGATAAATCTTCACTTATTTTATGACTTTCTTTAATAGAATACTTCATATGGGATGGTGCATCTTTTTGCAATGCTTTCATAGCAATTAACAAATCACCCTTACCTTTACCAGATAATACTTCGTGCTTCTCACCGGTCTTTTCGTTATGAACAATTACTTTTGCTTCGTTCACATTCTCTTTTAACTTTTTTGCTAAAACATCATCAGTATAGTATTGGGTTCTGCCGCCACCTTGAAACTTATAGCTGTATTTATCTTCTTTTGGTAAATAATCAATTGATACCAATTTCATTTTTACAGGTTTTACCACTCCAGAACCATCACCACCAACTACCATAGTAGCACCAACTTTCATTAGTTTATCATTTGCTTCATTAACTCTTTTTTTGTTTTTAAGGAATGAACCCAATTTCATATTACTCATATTTTCTCCTACGAACTCTTCTGCGTTCTTTTTATCTTGTGCGTCTACATCAGTTACTTTGAAACTTTTACCACCCACATTAAAGGTATCATCATCTGATGCTATTGCTTTTGCTCTTTCTGCACCAAACTCATTACCTTCTTTGATTTCATAATATTTACCTAACACCTCACCAATCTCATCATACGATGATTCTAATCTTTGCTGAAGAGTTGCTACTTCTTTAATTGTGCTTGAAAAAATCTTAAATGATTCATTCATTGATTTCATATGGCGATTAACAGTTACTTTATCAAACCAATCACCAGTTTCTTTTAAGGTTAATTTCTCAGCGGTTTCTACAATTTTTTTAATATTTTCATAGGCCTCCATCAAATTACCATTGTGATAAATTGCTTCACCTATTTTTCTATAAGATGCTACAGCCTCAACAAAAGCACGCTTTTCATCAGGTGTCATTGTTGTATCATCCAAATCTTCCTCACCAATGTTTAATCTACGATAGTCTAAGTGTTGAGATTCTTTAAGTAAATTTAATAATGTTTTCATTGTAGTGACCTTTTTTATTTCAGTTATTAATAAATATCTAATTTTCCATTATTAGATATGCGGGCAACTTTGATAAATGTAGATTTTTTTACTGATTCTTTGATTACAACAATTCCATTCTCATCACCTCTTTTAGCAGTTTTAATACCACCCTCAATTGAATCTAATTTATGTCTTACTTTCTTTGAGCCTTTTACATTACCATTTTTATCCGATGGAACTAATGTTGCCGAAAAATCATCCATATCCACAATTTTATAATATCGGCCACCTTCAATTCCTTTTAACATAGTAAATCCCTGTCCCAATATTACCGAACCTATTTTTAAGTCGGTTGGATATTTGGCTTCGTTTACTGATTCAGTTGTTATCTTTTTTGATTTAAAATATGCAATTACATCTTTACCAGTATCAAATGCTTTTTGACCTCTCCAAGAAGAATGATACATCCAATATGAATTGCTTCCATCTTCCCAATCAAAATCACCCGAAGATATTTCTCTACCATCATAGGTTAAATACCCAACACCTTGTTTAGAATAAAAACGATATTTACCATCTCTAAAATTAACATCTTCGTTTACTGATTTTAATTTCATAGTATGCTTACCCTCATTTTGAGATTTTTTCAACTTAACTATTTTATGAACTAAATCATTTATTTCCGAAAAAAGGTCTGCTATTTCTTTATCCAATTTTTTTTCATCGGATGATTTTGGTGTGGTAATATCCACATCACTATACAACTTTTTCTTTTTTGCTATTAAAGGGTCTACTTGTTTTAGTAAGTCGTTTTTTCTCTTTTGTAAATTATCAATATCAGCTGATTCGGATACATTAGAATCCCTAAGAATAGACTGAGCCATAGTTGAAACAAAGTTTATTTTAGCTTTAGATAGTGTTTCTAAATCATCTTTTGATAACTTCTTTAAAGCCATCATAAGTTTTTTAACGGCCGGAGAATTTGGGTTTATTTTTTTAATATCACCATAAGTTGCTTTTAACAAATTTATTTGATTCTGATTAATAGATTCTTTTAATCTCATTTTGTTTCTCCAAAATTACATTCGCAATATCCACCAATTTCACAAATAATATCTCTCATAATATCGTTTGCCTTTTGATATTTATTAACATTATTAACATTACGATTAACACCTTCATTAACAGGCTTTAAAAACGCACCATAGGTTGATGGGTTACTTACAAAATCCCAACATATTAAATCAAAATCACCCTCAACTGCAACTGTCCCATCTTCTTTAATTTGGCGAACCGAACCCATACCCCGTGAGGATATACCAACTGTACACCCGGCTTCTACTAGCTCTTTAAGTATTCTACCCGCTGGGGTATTAAGTATTTCTACTTTCCCAACTACATCTGTACCATCCCACCAAATATCTCTAATAATGTGCGATGTGTTCTTTAATTCAACCACAGAAGATTCTGGGTGGTCTAATTCTCCATAAGCACGATTTTCTTTGATTTCCCTACCTTTGTATTTTAAAACTTCACGCTTTAATATACTTTCGGGATATACTCTACCATTTTGGTTTTTTTCGTTTGCTCTTTGTAGAACACCACTTACGATAAGTCTACCATCACCCTTCATCGCAGCTTCTTTAAGCTGCTGGGGTTTTATATCAAATACAATAGTATCAACCAATAGCTGTTTCATTTTCTATGCACCCAATTGTTTAATCTTATATGAAATACGATTTAATCTTTCTGATATTTTGGAAAAATTGTTTCTTGTCTTTTTCCAATATGCGTTGGATGAAACACCCATTTCGGTTTTTAATTTTATATTTTGATTTACCAAGTGCTCTACTTCGTAAATTTTTCTATTAATTTCTTTGATTGCTTTATTGATTTTTAACTGGGGAGAACCCATTTCATCTTTTCGGTATTGGCGATAATTTAATTCATTAATAGCATCCTCAATACCCTTTTCCCATCTCTCCAAAAAATTTCTTTTTACACTTTTTATTTTTTTATACCCCAATACTTCAATATGGTCATCATCCATATCCTTTTCACTTTTCGCAAAAGCGTATGGAGTTTTGGGTGGGCCTGCCCCACCATCCAAATTAGAGGTAACATTTTGTTCTTCCAGCTCAGCATCTTTTTCATCCTGCGGCTGTTCATCAATTTCTTCTAGCTGCTTGAATTTTTTATCAAGCTCCTCAATTAGAAATCTACTCATATTAAATACCTTTTAATTCGTTTAATAATTGGTGATATCTTAAAAGACCTAATGCCTGATTTTCAGATACAATTTTAGAATTTGATAAGCCATCAATTAAATTGACAACTTCTTTAAGTTTTATAGTGGAAACTTTATCTGAAATTTTTATTTTGGAAAATTCTTTTTTAAGCTTTTCACTTTCTCTTAAAATAAACCTTTTTAGGTTATCTGAATTATCAACATTGTTAATATAGTTTCTAAGTACCGATTTTTGCTCGGTAGTTAAACCCTTATATTTTTCATTAAATTTATCAACTAAAAATTTGTATGCTAATAATCTTACATCTTTTGATTCATTTACATATTCACTATTTATCTCAAGCTCAGCTTTGGGTTTTTTTGTTACATTTTCTAATATAACATTTTTACATTCAACCCATTCTTTTGGAGATGTACCTTCACCATTTTCAAACAATTTGTAAATAGATGCAAGGGATTTGTAATTGGATACTCTATATTTGAAAAAATCGTTTGTAGTAAAGCGTTCATTAATTGTTTTAATTAAATTATACTTCTCACGCTTCAATACACCATCATTTAATTTTTTTCTTTCCGATAAAACAATATTTAAAAACTCTTGTGCTTTATAAGAATTATCAAAGTTTTCTTTTACTAAATACTGATATAGTTTTAGTTCTTTATTTAGTTCACTTCCAGTTTTAAAGTGTTTTTTAATGATAGAAAGGGCAGGTGAGTTCTTTTCGTTCAATGTATCAGATGCGATTTGTCTGACCAATAGTTCAAACAAAACACCTGTATTTTTAAATTTTGAATGCCTAAGTTTATTCATTTTTGTTTTTACCCCTATATATCATTTAATAAATATACTAAAATTGATTAAACCATATCATTTAGTATGTTTTTCTCATCTAACATACCAACTTCATTAACTTCATCATCAGTTGAAAGCGATTCAATTATCATTTTTTTGGTTTTAATTTTTGATTTTTGCAAACTTGCTTTCAATTGTACACCTTCAATTGATAATGGCGATTTTCTATAATTGTGATATGTTGATTCAGGTGATATATTTTTTTCATATCCCAATGGGTTTCTTCCAAAGTTACTTTCATCCGTTCCAGTTGTACTTCCTTTTTGTGGAGCACCTGCGCCAGGAAACCCACCTTCAGGTGAACCACCCTCAGGTCCTACTTCACCATTTGTTGGAGCGGGTGCTTGTTGCCCACCACCACCTTCAGCGGATTGTTGAGATACAACAGCCATATCATGTGGTGTTCCAAATGATTCACCTGTTTTGACTGGGTCATTACCTTCATTTTCAATTTGATTCTGTCTAAACCCTAACTTCAAATCATCAATAACTTTTTGTTGTTCAGCTTTCCACTCATCATCGGACATATTAAATATATTCTTATATATCCACTCTTGTGATAGTAATTTTGATGTTTTAATATCACTTGCTAATCTAACATTCTCAACCCATAATGCAACTTTTTCTTGCTGATAAACAATTGATGGTGGGGTTAGTTCTAACCAAAAGTTTGCTAAATCCTCATTCTCATACCCTTGAGCGTAAAGGTGAATAATTGCTATTTTGGTTAATTCCGATAAAACGATTTTTTGTACTCTTTCAATACTTCGTGCAAAACGGATATCTTGTTGTGCAAGTGTTGCTTTACCGTCCACACCCTCTTCATATCCAATAAATGCTTTTGGAACTTTAAGAGCGGCCATCATTCGGTTTTTTAAATAATTTATATCTTCAATCCCCGTAAATTCCATACCACTTAAAGTATCAATTTGAGTACCAGACTGACCACCTCTTACGGGTAAGTAATAATCTTCTAACATATTCTGAATGTTGAATTTAAGATTATAATCCCCCGTTTGTTGGTCTACATAAGGAATTTTTTTCATTTGATCAATAATATTCCTAATGTGTTGGTCAACCTCATTTGGTGGAATATTACCAACATCAATTTTAAAAACCCTCTTTTCAGGTGCTCTCATAATACGATGAATCAACATCGCATCTTCCATAAGGGTTAATTGTTTCCAAGTCTTTCTTGCTGGCTCTAAAAGTGAACGGCCGTATGGTAAAAAGTTTGTATCTGAAAATAATCTAAAATGTGCTATTTTATAAAACGGAATATAATTATGAAAATCATTTTGAGATTTTTGGTAATTAAATCCTGTAGCACCACCACCAAAGGTTGTCATTTTAAAACGAACTTCAAATGGATTATCTTCGTTAAACCCTTCTTCTCTCTCAACCTCATATGCTGATATGGGTGATACGTTTACAATTCCAACACCCTCTTCTATATCCAAATTTAAATAATAATCACCATATTTGTTCATCCCCCTAATCCATGCCCATAAATTAAATTCAATATTTAAAACATCGTAAAAAAGGTTGTGTAGTATTTTTTTGATATTTTCATCATCGGAGTTAATTCGTAAAACATCGCCTACATCGTTTTTAAGAGTACACTCATCCGAATATATATCTAACACCGAAGCGATGATTGAATCTTTATCCATTGCTTCATAATCGGTATATAGCTCTAATCTATTGGATGAATAGTTGTATTGGTTATTGTATGTTTCCCAATTTTGACGGGTACTATGCAATCTACCAAATCTATCGTAGTAAGATGTTCCTTTTATGTTACCTTGTGATTGTAATCTTTGTGTGTCAATTGCACGGGTCTTACCCTTACCAATTCTCCTTATAACAACTTGCGTTGAAAAAAGTCTTTGCAATCTACCGAATAATGATTTATCTGCCATAAATATAAATATAAATTTTTTACAATAACCAACTTAAGTCAACATCGTTACCACGAACATCCTTCATCAAGTACGGGTTTTGTGTTTGATTTCTGCTTGAAAATACTCCTGGTTGGTTTGAAGATATTTTAGTAATATGTGTTAATGCACTTCGGGTTAAATCCATCCCCTGCTGTCTTAATTTAAGAGCCGTATCTCTTACCCAAAGACCTGTAGAAAAGGATATAACCAAGTCATCATTGTAACCTCGTTGTGCTTCTGCTTTTGGCCCATTCCAAATAAACACAAACAATTCATCTAATAACCTTTTAGAACGAATTATGGGAGATTTCTCTCTCATATAAGTATCTAACTTTGATATAATCAATGGACGGGTTTTTTGTGTTATTGAAAACCCTGGCACCATATCTTCTTTTTGTTTTAAATCCCACCCACGCCTTAAATGGATATCCTCATCTACATACCCCAACTCTCTATACGAATAGTAAAGGTTTTGATAATTGCGGTCAATTGCTTCTTGGATTACCGCCCACCCAATGTTTGCGTTTTCAATTACCAAAAGAGCGTTGTTCCACTCCGTTGCAACTGATGTTAGAAAAGCCCCATATTGTTTTGTTTCTATCTTACCCCTATACTCTGCCACCTGTTCAATTCGTTCAACATCAATGACATGAAATGCGGAATAGTCTGCACCATCGCCCCTAGCAACGTCAGCAACAACAATATAGTTTTTTTCGTAGTTTGGGTAATCCCATATCCAATAATTCGCATCAAACCCGCGCTTTTCAACGGGTTCGGTAATATGGGTTTCACTATACCACTCTAACACACTACCATCAACAACAGTGTAACCTGATGATATAAAATCAGTATCGCATTCTTGTGCAGCACCTTTCTCACCTAATAATCGGGTTTGTTCATCTCTCCATCGTTGATTTCTTTCGGGGTGAACTGTCCAATGTAATCTTGTTGGATGCCATTTATCACCTTGCTCGCCCTGCAACCAAACTTTATGAAAGAAATTACCTACACCATTTGGTGTTGAAAGAACGATAGCACCACCACCAGTTGATAATGTTGATTGTGCTGATAACCATATCTCTTCAATACCTTTGATAAATGCAGCCTCATCAATAATCAATAATGAAAGTGCTTCAGAACGGCCTGCTGTTTCAGTCGCAGATACTGCTTTAATCTGAGAACCATTCTTTAATCTAAGTGATAATTTGTTATCTTCTGCGGCAGGAACTTTTAACCAACTTGGTAGGTTATCATACATAAACCTAACTTTGGTTACAAGGTTTTTTGCTACATCCTGTGTGGTGGCAATTACAAGTATGTTCTTATCTCTATGAAACAACATTAACCAAGTAGCATATCCAGCACTAATAGTGGATATACCTAATTGGCGTGATTTAAGAATAACATTGAAACGATGTTCTTTAAAGCTATCAATCAATCCCTCTTGGAAATCATAAAGATTAAATAGTATTTTCCCTCTATGGGGATGTTGTATGTAACAGTATTTTTTAAAAAAGTATACGGGGTCTTTTGCACACTTTACATACTCATCGGATATTAATTCCTTTAAAGTTTTAGTAGCCATTAGTTTATTTACTTATTTGCCAATAAATCTTTCCCGTAAAGTTTGGATTTAGTTGATTATCTATCCCAGCACCGATTGCAAATGCTTTTCTTTTTTTGGTTCTGATTAATAATTCACCATTAGCAATCATATAATTTCTACTCCCCACGAAACCACCACCCAAATAGATTTCTCTTTTGTTTATTAAAATACTATGAGTAACAGTCTTAGTAGGAATAACAACATTTGTTATAGATTGGCGTGATTGAATTTGATTTTGTGAAATTGTATCTTTTAATACTACATATCCAAATGTATCTACTGCAATGGTGTCCTGATAATAATATTTTGAATAGTAATCTGTTAAAAGAGCCATTGTATCAATTGGTTCGGTTTGATTTACTATAAAACTATCAATATCAATTACAACTCTATCTTGCCATTTCGGCACATAAACTTTTGATTCATTGGTAATAGTATCGTATTTGTATGCCACCGTTGTTATGGTGTCTATGGTAGGTTCGTTGTTAAAAATTCCTTTAACAAAGCCCATAGGTAATTTATCCCTAAGTAAAAATAGGGCAATTAATACTACTATTACTAGTCCAAAAATTTTAGATATTTTCATTGTTCTTCTTCTGCTTTTTTTGTTTCGCTCTGTAGTTATTTCTTCTTTTTGGTTTTGGTTTTTGTTCAACAACAGCTTCGGCTTTAGGTTCTTCTACAACAGGTGTTGCTTTTTTAACTTCAGCTTTTAGCTCCTCAACGATTGCTCCTACCCCCGTTGGTGATAATGCACCAACATATCTTACCGATGATGAAAAAATTGATTCTTCTGGATATGGATGTATCACTGTTTCAACCTTCTTTGGTTCGGTTTTTTGACCAAAAATTAAACGAAATAATCTTTTTAAAATGTTCATAACTTTTCCTCCTATTTTTATAAATATTGATTTTAATTTTATTAAAGTAATTTTGATATTAAATACGATGCTTTATCAATTAACAACCGATTGTATGGGCTGGATGTTATTATTGGTAATGCGTTTACAATATCCATTTTTGATTTTATATACATCTTTGATTTAGGGTCATTTTCAAACTTTTTAGCACCCCAAAGGTGATATATTGATTGATTCAATAGTTTATGAGCATCTTCTGATTCGGAATCTAAATCAAATGTATAAAAAGATTGATTGGTATAAACTACAGGCACCAATGCTTTTGTTTTAATTTTTTTTAATTGTTTTGAAAGTGCTGCCAAAAACCATTGTTCCATTATTATTTGTGGTGAAGATTCAGCATACAATAACTCTTTTTCTTTTGTCATATTTTTTACTTCACCACTTGCTCCCAATACAAATTCAAAGTATTGAGTTACATATTCTGTCTTAAATTTTTCATCGAACATTCCAACAACAGCACAATTCATTGGAAAAGAATCTTTAAAAGAAATTATTCGTTTTTTATCCCATTTCCAATTATCTGAATGTTCTATATCCAATGGATTACCATATGTGGTTGGTGATTCTCTGTGAAGATATAATAAATCACATCCAACCGATTCTTTCTTTAAATTTTTATACAAAACCAAATCAGTATCATAAACAACAAATGGGGTTTTTAATTTTGACATTGCCCATATTTTTGGAGATGCCCAAAAGTTGGGTGATACTTTATCATATGGATAATCATCAAAATAATCAGTAATAACCTCATCGTAAAGTGGGGTTATATTCCAACTATCGTAAAATTCTTTTGATTTTTTATCGGTTATTAAATAAAGTGGTGTATCAGCATTATGAGTTTTGTGAACAATACACGAATACATCTGAACTAATAACTCAAAAGAGCCGGGCGGTCTATTTTCATTAACCAAAAAGACATGGTATGAATTCATCGTAACTTATTTACAATAAATATAGAATTGATATCTATTAATTCAATAATTTGATATTTACTTCAAGTGGCGTATTTCCACGTATGATTCTATGATAAGTTTCTTTTTTAATTTTAAATTTATCACCAGGCTTTAATTCAATTGGTAGTTGATTATCAGATTGAAACATCCACCCATTACCACTTACAACTTCTACTAACCTATCTTCCCTATCTCTATGCCACACCAATTCTGAATTATCTACATTTGGTTTAAATACCCTACGAAGATTATTTTGTGACCTGATTTCAGAATAAGGTCTTTTCATATTACCAATATGAGTTTATATCCTCACCACCACCAATTTTAGACCAATGGCGGGGTAGATTACAAGACCAATAACCTGGCGATGTTTTATCGGTTTTCTCAGGGCAATTATGTCTATCTGAAAACGCTTTCCTTGCCTCTGGGTCATTTATTTTCGCAGTTAATCCACCCTTTACATCCCCAAAGGTTACTTTTCTGATGTTATCACTTGATGGGTCTTTTACATATACCACATACTTTTTACCTTCATCTGGATTTCTTTTTGGTGAATTTAATTCTACTTCCCTTCCCTGATATTCTGCTTCAGCCAACATTGGGAAATCCAATAAAACTTTCTTACCTTCATACACTGCAACCTTACCCAAATCAGAATCTAAAAACCATTCATCACTTTCGTTCATCGGCATGAACTGACCTTTTCTCCACAACTCCCTACATTCGTTTACCAACTTAAAAAATTTAGGAGAACCAGATCTAAACACATTTTCAGAAAGTGGTTTTTTATTTTTCAAATGCCATTCCAATCCCTCACTAATTCTTTTCTTATTCTCACCCAAAGGATTACCATTTACATTTAACTCACCATTCAAATAATGTTTTGCATTTACCATCAACTCTTTTGCACGAACAATATCAGATTGCCACCAATGAGGAAAATCAATCTCTTTATCGGAGTTATCAAATTGATTTAACATTTCGTAAAGTTCTTTTGCGTATTTTGCAATACGAAACAAATCAGCCTTTAACATATTAGGTTCATCATCTTGATGCCCTAAATCAATATCTTCAGTTAAACTTTTTAACTTTTTTAATTTAGTTGTTAAATCAGCCATTTTATTCAAATGGGCTTTTTGAGAAGCAGTTCTTTTATTTTGAGGTATTTTACTAAAAGCAGCGGTATCTTTAGCATTATCTTTTAATGTTTTCTGAATACTTAACATTTCCTTTTTTTGTGCTGCTTGTTCTTTGCCTGATTTTTTAACAGAGGATGTGGTGGGTTCATCATCATCATCATCAACTTCGGTTATTACAGGATATTTTTTTCCGTTGAATTCAAACTCTTTCAACCCTTCTTTTCTTGCATTATAAAGCGCTCCAGTAAACGCGTTACCTTCGTTTATATTATCTTGTGCAAGAATTTGAATATCTTTTATATCACCAACAAATGGGCCTTTTAAGGTTTTAATAGTTACTTTGTTTCCCTGAATCTTTAAAACCATCCCAGTTTTATTTTTTGATTTAAAGTGAACAAAATCACCAACTTCAAATCCTAAATTTTCGTTGGCTTCATCTACAGATTCTTCGGTTTTCCAACCACCACCGGCCGCTTTGTATTGTTTCGCAGCCCAACCATTGGCATATGCACTGGGGTAAACGTCAAACTTTTTCTTTGCTTGAGATTTATAATAGGACCATTTTGCTGGGTCGGTTGGAACATTCTTTTCTACTATTAATTTCATTTCTTACCTCAAATTATGGAACATATTTTGGAATATTCATCTTAACAAATTGTTCAAAATCCTTTGGGTCCGGTCCATTTGCACGAATTTCAAATCCTGTAAGGTTTTTGTTTCCTAAAATTAAATAACCTTTTGATGTTTCCCAATTTTCAGGTTTATCATCATCCATATTATCAAATTGATTTGGTAGATAGGTAACTAACACATTAAATATAACATGATGTCCACCAACAATCGAACTCATTGTTGGTTTAACTGGGGTGTTCCCAACTCTGAATTTTCTAATCATTATCCCGTATCCTTTGCCGGGATTTTCGTATCTTCTAAACCAATTATCGGTTTCTAAACGATATACTGCGGTGTTGCTTGTAACTTTTCTCATTAGGATTAACCTAACAGTTGTATCGTTGTAAGAATCTCCTGGCTTATTTCTTAAGTCTTTAACTGTAAAATCAGTTGAATAAACCCCTTCGTTAGTTAATTCGGATTTTACAGCTTTATTAATTAACTGCTTTAATTCGTTTAGTTTCATTGTTTGATTCCTCTTTGATTTATATTTTAATAGTGTTTATCATCGTATCCGCCTAGCATTCTTGCCTCATGAATAATATCAGCAACTAGACTACCCAAGTTCTTCCAATCCCAATTTATATTTTTTTGCTTACCAATTTTCATTAAGTAAGTTTCTAAGTTAGCAACCGAATCTTTAAGATCTTTTTCATTTACTTGTGTTGTGGTTACAAGTGGCCCTTCATTTAAAGCCTTTTTGGCTTCCTCTCTGATTAACTTTCTTAGTTGTGATACTTTCATTGTTTGTTTCCTTTTTGTGATTTATATTATATAAATATAGTGTTTGTTTATTTCCAATATCGATGTACTAAGCACCAGTCTTAACAAAAACAGGCTTTTGACCTTTTGATTGTTCACCACCCTTTTTAGCATCTCCAGCTTTCTTTTGGGCTGCTCTTTTCCTTTTTACAAATGATGCTCTTCCTTCAGGCCCTAACTTATTAGCCTTTTCTTTAGAAAGACATGCTGAATAAGATTCTCCCTCTTCAGCATCACCACACTTTCCCAATTTTTCACCTGTAGTTGAATATCTATCCCAACCACCGCCTGTGGTTGAACCGGTCTTACCCTTACCAAACCACCCTCTTAAATCTTCGTTGATAATCTCTCTTACTACACTTCGGATTAATTCTCTAAGCTGTTGTTGTTTGTTCTTCAAGTTCTTGCTCCAATTTTTGGATATAATCTTTACGCAACTTTTCAAAATCAGAATCTACTTTTGATAAAAGTTCATCCATATTAAATCCATTCCATTCTTCAACCGAACCATTCTCGTTGATGAACTTCATTTTTAACGCAACTTTAAGGGCTTCTTTTTCAAATTCAGCCTGCTTTAACCATGCTTTCGCATTCTCAAGCATTTTCTTTTTTTCATATCTATCATACTCCCCACTCATTCGTAATTTTGATTCCATACTTAATACACAATCAAAACACATCCCGTGAAAAGCACGCATTTTTTCATCCAACCTTTTTGGGTTTTTACAGTCGCAAGTTTCCTTCACACAATTAGGGAACTTTTTCAAGTCCTGCCTAAGTTGGTGAAGCTTACCGAGTTTTACTTTATACCCAGCTTTTTGCTCCCACATATCCCCATTTTCATCCTGCCACTGTTCACCGATTTCTCTACGAACATAAGTAGGATTTTCTTCAAAACCAATGGTTGTTCGTGTTTGGGTTTTGTGTGTACCCGCCAACATTTCAGTAACCGCTTTTGTGTTTTTTAATTTACTACTTTTCATAACTTATTTTAATATAAATATCTAAATCAATAGAACAAACCTAAAATCTGATTAAGTGGTGCGAAACTTCCAGTTAATTTTAAAGTCATACCCTTATATACAAAAACTATTCCCTCATTGGGAACAATCTTATCAACACCACCCAATGCAGCCATTCTCTCAAGCTCTAATTGTAATTTCTTTATCTTTTTTTCATCCCCACCGGCTTTAACATCTTTAATGGTTTGGTCCAATCGTTGCTTCATATTACGAACTGCTTCATCAGGATTTGCAGTCAGTACTGAACTCATCAACGATAACACTTCCGCACCCACACCTAAGAATATATCTTCAAATGGTCTGATATTATCCTTTGATATTTTTTGATGGTCGTTTTTATCTACACCCTGCGCCCAATTCAATACTTTTTCAGATTTGATGTTGTTTTTATTCAATGTAAAACTTTTATCAAAAAATGCCCATCTTTTTATCAAGCCTTCTCGTGTTGATTTATCCAATTTTTCAGGAGTATTTTTATCTACATAATCACCCCACCAAGCTTGATGATACTCTGCCATTCCATCACTATCTTTTAAACCAAATTTAGATTGTAAGTTTTTTAACACCCCCAAGTATTTTGGTTGTAATTTTTCTAAATTTACATCTTTTGGTAATTGTGTAATTGGCGGTCCTTGTATCTTATATTTTTCTTGCACATCCTGGTTGATTTGTTTAATCATTCCCGCCAATATTTTTGCATCGGATTGTTCTGCTCCAACAGCTACACCCGATTCATCGTATTCAGTTGTGTTATGAAACACCAAAAGCGCCTGTCCATAAGGTATCACATTTACGGAGGTTGGATATATAACTTCCAAATTCATAAACTTTTTACCTTGCGCGAATATCTTATCCCTTTGTGCTTTTGATAACCCCTTTATTGCCACTTCTAAGTCCCTCATAGCAAAGTTGTAAGCATCGGTTAGTCCACCCCTACCTCCAAACTTTGAAGCAACATCAGCGATTGACATTGCTTTCTCACCCATGTTAGCGAGGTGCCCTTTGTTCCTTGCTGCGATTAACCCTCTATCATCTCGCCAACTAATAGCGAGTGCCTGTCCATCTGTATTATGAACCAATATACCATTTGCGTAATAACATGAAAAATTATCAACTTTTATGTCATACCTGGTCTGAACTTTGTTTATTGGTTTTATTGATTTAATTTTCACACCTAATCCTTATAAATTTACAACCTAATAATGTTTCTATTTCACACTGCCTAATAATATCCTTTTCACACAAATTACCATTTTCATCAAAGTGGTGTTTTTCATCGTATTCTATTACAATATTTTTTTCCTTGCTATACCCATCGACAAAATAACCAAGTTCTTTTATATAGTATTCACCACCATTTTCAGCATGTTGTAAGTCGGTTATACCCAATTCCTTAGCCTTTTCTTCTAATATAGATATAGAACTCATATTATAGCTTGGTATTATCTGCCCACCTCTACCTATTTGTTCTTCTATTTTTTTTAGTGTGATAAGTCTTTGCTTTTTCCTAATTATATCACTTTTTGATGCGTTATTTGTACCATACATTTCATATATAGTTTTCATATAATTAGTATGTAAACTACTATTCTTACATATCGGCGTATGTGCACCATATTTATCAATGTTGGTATTTTTTATTTTTTCTTTTACATCGCGGTGCTGAAAAATGTTATCAACCCCATATTTTTCTTTAACAGTTTTGTTTCTTTTGTGAAATATTACTGTCCCCGTAGATAATGGGTTTATTGCACCATATTTTTTCAAATTAGTTTTTTCAATTCTATCTCTATACCCATCCATATAATGAGATTGTTTTACACTTCTAACAGGTATATTTAATCGTCTAAGTTGTTTGTTCACTATTGTAGATGAACTCCACCCATTTTCATTAGCAATTTGTAGCGCAGATTTACCATTTATTATATATTCAGCATATAACATATCATAAGTAAATAACCCATCACGCCATTCTTTAAATTTACTACAGTTTGTTATATGACCATTCATACTTAAACTGCTTTTAATTTCAACTTTATTACCACAATATTTACAATCTTCTTTCATAGTATCCATTATTTTATATAAATATGTGATTTGTGAAAAAACTGATGATTATTGTGTGTATTTTTACAGTGTTTTTAATTCCATATCTTCGGTCAAATCTTTGGCCTGAACATATCCTATGCCATCTACATACATTCTGTGATTTGGGGTTACTTGAATGGTTTTACCATCTTCCACTTCGATTTCTAACCACTCATCAGTGTCATCGTTATTAAAAGATACCATAACATCCATAAATTCATTATTTCCAGTTACTTCGTTAAATGATAATACCAAATCGGTAAGTTTATTATCTACAAACTCTGATATAGGTATATTTCCATTATTTTTAGTTTGGATAACACTATCACCCGCTATACATTTTTCGCGTGTCAGTTCTAAATCACCTTTTAAGGCTTTTGTTATTATGTTTTTTAAATCACCAAAAGTTAAATCCAATTCCATATCAAATGGGTGATTCATGTGTCCGTATGCCCCGCCCTCTAATAAGAACTTAGAAAACTTTCTACCAATTTTTTCTAATAATCTGAATTGTCTTTCATTAATTCTTTGTATTTTGTTATTGGTAGACCACTCAACTATTTCATATCCTAATTTTGCGTAAGCTTCCTGTAACTCTTCATCTTTTACCCCAGTAATATCTACAGTGTTATCAAGTGGAGCATCAGGCGGTGCTGCATCTAATGGTGTAGTTGCTGTATCAGCCGTTACAAAATCTTCGGTTTCAGGAATATCTAAAAGGTCATCCATTGTGAAAACTTTTCTAGTGCTACTATATTGATAGAAATCCCCCGTACCTTTTGCGGATTTGCTGACCATTACATCTGCTTTTGGAAAATCTAATTGTATATATCCACCATTGACAAACCAATAATCTCTTTTTTGTGCCTGCGACCCTAACCCCAAAACTCTTCGTTTATTGGGAACTACATACATTGCATCAGGTTCACCTGAGTCTGCTACATATCCACCACTTAATGTTGATTCTGTCAATGCTTTTATATCAAATGTCTTAAAGAAATGTTCCATCAAAGATTCTACTGCTATCAATTTCTTTGTTATCAGATTGTATATTTGTGGGTTGAATTTTGGATATGCTTTTTTAAATCCTGCTTTTCTTTTAGATTCATCTCCCACCGATAACCACTTTCTTACATCCGTTCCACTTATCGCATTTGGTTGCGCGGGTGATGCGTAAACATATCCATTTTCTTCATACCCAATAGCAGGTTTGAATCCTGCTCCACTGTGAAACTTTTTGAAATATTTACCGCCTAATCTTGCAGCATCCTTTTCCCCAACCACAGTTACAAATGCGGTTGTTTTTGGTGAGAATCCGCTTAGTACTTCAGTTGGATTGTATGGGTTTTTTACTTGAACTACTTTATTTGCTGGGATACCAAACATTGTAGTCATTATTTTTTTCTTCTCTAAAAAGTTAAAAGGGTCTTTCGGCCCACCACTTTT